CTTTTTCTGCCTGTGCTTTGTTGTACTTGTAGCAATCGCAGTGCTTTACCGAGATTAAACCTATGAATAACCGAGAACTATTACTTGACCCTATCGACATGACCGAGGAACTGATGTTCCACATTTTTAACAACGATATGAACCGAGAGTTGGACGGAAGATGGCTTGACCTTTACCTGTCCCTTCAGCTTTATAAAGAACACCTTGAGAAGATTGAGAGAGAAGCAGATGAATAAGAAGTACACAGCCCTGTTTTGTCGAACCGATAGTGCCTACAAAAAGCGTGCAGCGTGGGATGTTTACGACATTGATCGGGACGCTACTAAGTACAACGGAAACTTACCTGTCGTTTGTCACCCACCTTGTCGAGCTTGGGGTAGATTATCACACATGGCATCACCTCGTGAAGGGGAGAAGTTACTAGCTAATTGGTCGCTTGAAAAAGTTAATCGAGTGGGTGGTATTGTTGAACATCCGAGTGGTTCTAAGTTGTGGGATATTTACCGATTCATTGTACCTGATTCCAATGGTGGTTTTGTTATTGAGATAGATCAGTATGATTTCGGTCATGTCGCACACAAGAAAACCAAGCTGTACATTTGTGGTATTGATCGTGATGAATTACCTGACCTTCCACCTAAAGACGAAACGATTCATGTGTGTGAGAAGGGAAAGAGAAGAAGCATTTGTGGTAATGTAAAAGGCACGACAAGATGTACACAATATCAACGAGAGTACACACCTGAGGCATTGATTGATTGGTTTGAGCTTGTACTTGATAAAATAAATACTAAAAAACAAAAGAATAATAATGATGAGTAAGAAGATAACTGACTATAAAATTAGAGGAGGAGAACAAGGTGTATTGTATGCCATGCTTGAGGAAGACACTAGAATCTTAAAGCATTACCAACCTAATCTTTTCTGTATTGAGACAGCTATGGGTTTACGAGCCGAAGACTTAATCAATGGCGTAGTAAAACACACCCGATTTGATGAACCTAAAAGTACTCAACGATTGGTTAAGATCAAGATAGAATCTGTGGAGTACATGAAATGAGGCAATTTGATTTACCGAACTACGATAACTGGCTGAACAGATACAACCCATATGATAATGAAACCGATGAAGAACTTGAAGAACACCTTGAGAACCTCCGTGCGATGGATTACGAGGACGACCAAAAGGACTACTGTGAAGCGTACCGCCTCGACTTCTACGAGATCGAACACCACCTCAAATGATTTATTTTGGGAGGCGGAGGCTGATATAATACGAACCGATTTACTTGACCGAGATGTTCAGTGAGAATCATATAGTTCAATGCATAGCTCGTCACGATTTAGACTACAGCACCATCGATCATAAAGCTATCAACGATGGGTTCCAACAGTTCTGGATGCAGACCCAGATTTACGGGTTCGAGCGGAACAAAGACGGTACATACAAACGAACCGAAGACGGACGATTGATTGCTATTCGTTCCAATAAACCACGCATGAAGCCAAAAGGTAACTTTGATTGGTTTGAGAACTTATGAGTGGACATGTGTGGAGAATGAGGGAGTGGGGACGGACGCAGTATCGTAACCGACAAGCCAAGCTGAGAGCAGAAGGTGAGTCAAGTAAGACTGAATCTGCGAAGAGAATGCTTAGAGTAATGTCACCGAAGCTCGGTAAGAAGGTAGAGGATTTTATGTACACATTTGGAGGTAATACCGAGCACACCACACCGCTGTTCCTTACCTTCATATTAGATATGTGTCCGTATCAAGTCGCAGCGTCAGCATTGCAGACATTTCTTGACCACCTCCAGTTTAACTTACCTGTTGGTAGGATGGCTTATAAGATAGGCAAAGCATTTGAGAACCAAGCGAGGTGGAACAAAGCACTAGAGACCATGCATCCAAACAAGCTTGATTTGTTAGCGTTGGATGACAGGAGTAAAGCGATGAAGTTGAAGCAGTTCTATCACTATGAGGAAGAACGGTTCACGCTGTGGGATAGTAAGTGTAAGACAGCACTGGGTGCTTGGTTGTTAGAAGAAATTCGCATAGAGACTGGATTGTGGGAGATAGGATTTAATACGGGAGGGCAGAAGGGGCATAAACCAGAACGCATTGTCTTGCCTACCGCACAGTTTAAGGATTGGATACAACGATTTGATGCGTGGAAGGAAACGACTCGTGTATTTAAGATGGCATTACCTGACCGTCCAGTAGATTGGTACGGTTTAGTAGGTGGTGGGTACAGCGTCAAGCACATGCCTCCGCAAAAGTTTATTACTGGTAAACCCGTCGAGTGGTTTGAGGATTACGAGAAGAGTTACAGTCACGCTATGTCTGCTTGTAGCAAATTGCAACAGGTAGAGTGGCAGATCAATACGGATATGTTAGACATTGTGCTTAGGTGTTGGGAGCTTGAGCGTGTGGTTGGAAACATACCTAACTTCGGAACGATACCAGAGCAACCGAGATATACAGGTGATTGTCCGCACGAGTTACGAGCTTGGAAGTTAAAACAAAAAGACATCAAGACTGCAAACGACGCTAACAACAGCAAGCGGTATCAGACCTGTCGTATTCTACACTTAGCTAAGATATATAAGACTTGGGATAGGCTGTACTTTCCGTATCGTTGTGACTATCGTGGCAGAGTGTACGCTATTCCGTACTACTTACATCCACAAGGATCTGATTTAGCTAAGAGTTTGTTAGACTTTAAGAATGGTCAACAAGTAGTGGATGAAGATGACTTGGAAGCTGTACTAGTACACGGTGCTAACATGTGGGGAGTGAAGGGTACACGGGAGGAGAGACTGGAGTGGGTAGGTAAACGACAGAACTTTATATTGGAAGCTGCGAATGATCCACACGGTACTGATTGGTGGACAGATGCTAGTGATCCGTTCTGTTTCTTACGCTTCTGTCTTGAGTTTAAGAAGTTTACCGAAGAAGGGTACGGATATGTTAGCTACTTACCTGTGCGTCAGGACTGTAGTAACAATGGTATGCAGATACTATCTTTGTTATTACGGGACAAGGACACGGGTAGGATGTGCAACCTGGTAGAAGAGGACAAATCGAATGATATGTACACAGAGTTTAGTGATATGGTGTACGATGAGCTAAAGAAAGACGGAGGTACATTGGCACAGAGTTGGATGCAGTATGGATTCTCTCGTAAGCTTGCTAAGTTAGCAGTGATGAACAGACCATACGGTGCTACCCACTACAATCTCGTACAAGATTTATTCAAAAGCATAGGAGTTAATCATCCGTGGAGTAGTACCGGAGAGATGCTTACCTCTGTGATATGGGTGAGTAAGATTGTTAACCGATTAGCTAACAAAGTATGCCGTCCAGTAAATAAAGTAATGAACTTTTTAAGAGAGAGTGTACGAGCTTTGGGTTACGACTCCGCTGTTACTTGGACAACACCTACTGGATTTAAAGTAGTACAAAGCTACCGTAAGTATAAGAAGTTAAAGGTGGAGACTGTGTTCCAAAACCTATCTATGACTATACTAGCAGATGAATTAGATAATAAGATTGATCCGAAGGGACAAGGCAACGCAGTGACTGCTAACTTTATCCACAGTCTGGACGCATGTATTGTACATCAAGTTGCGAATCAAGTTGACTTTGACTTAGCTACGATTCATGACTGCTTTGTGACACACGCAAGTAACGCAAAACAAATACACGGTATCGTCCGTAGAGCTTACACTAAAACATTTAATGTTGATCTCCTGACCGAGTTCCGAATGGAGCAAATCAACATGAACCCGACCGCAGAACTTCCATCCGTGCCGGAACTTGGTGACTTAGATGTTACCGCAGTAAAGCGTATGAAGTATCTGTTGTCTTAACACCGATAAATAAATAATGAGTATAAAAGCTAGAAAGAAACATGAGATTATAAAAGCTAAAGGCGTGGCTAAGTACTGTCACCTGAACGAACCAAACAAAAAGTTTGAACCGGAGTTTGGCGTGTACAGCTGTGATCTCATCATTGATAAAGAACAAGCAGACGCAATTAAACAAAAGCTTCGTCCGTTGTACGAGGAAGAGTTGCGTGAAGTACAGGAACAACATGCTGGTAAGAAGATTACACAGCGTGAGTTTCCGATTGATGAAGTGGATGGTGGATACCTGATTAAAGTAAAGATGAAAGCCGGAGGAAGAAAGATGGACGGTGGTGTGTATCACATGTCGATTGCTCTGTATGATTCACAAGGTAAACACCTTGATCCGGAAGTAAAAGTATATGGAGGAAGCGAAGTTAATGTAGCGTTTCGTCCTAAGTTTTGGTACACAGCATCGATGGGATTCGGAGTATCGTTTGAGTTGCAAGCAGTACAAGTCCTTAAACTTAGTGAAGGTGGAGTGTCCAGCATCGCAGCATCTGCGTTCGGATTCACTACTGAAGAAGAAGGATTTGTTAATGGTGGTGAAAACTTAGAGGGTGGATTCGATGCGGAAGAAACGGAAGAAGAGGTCATCGCCAACTTCTAAGTACCGCTCTGGATTCGAACAAACATTAGCTAACCAGCTTAAGCGTAGTGGTGTTGCTTTTGAGTACGAAACAGTAAAGTTAGAATATCAAAAGATAGCTACCTACACTCCCGACTTCATACTACCCAACGGCATCATCATTGAAGCCAAGGGTGTATGGACGGTGGAGGATCGAACGAAGCATTTACTAGTCCGACAACAACATCCACACCTAGACATCCGACTAGTATTTATGAATGCTTTTAATAAGATACGGAAAGGAAGCAACACTACCTACGCCCGCTGGTGCGAAAAGAAAAACATAATATATGCAAATAAAACTATACCAAAATCATGGCTTTCACCAACACACACCAACCCTGCCCTAAGTGCGGATCAAGTGATGCAAGAGCCACTAACGACGACGGAAGCTGGCACTGTTTCAGTTGCAACCGTCACGATGGAGGAGGAGGACGAGTGAGCGAACCAACACCGAGAGAGTTTGTAACTGGATCACCTCAAGCAATAGCACGAAGAAACCTAGCTGAAGATACATGTCGGAAGTGGGGGTATTGGATGGGCAGTGTGAACGGACAGCCTGTACAAATAGCTAACTACAAAACAAGAGACGGTAAGACATGCGGACAGAAGCTTAGGTTTGCTGACAAGTCATTCGCTGTACGAGGAGAACTGATTGGATTGTACGGTCAGCACCTTTGGCGAGACGGAGGCAGACGGGTGGTTGTTACTGAGGGTGAGGTGGATGCGTTAAGTGTGTCTCAAGCTTTCGATAACAAGTGGGCAGTAGTCAGTGTACCTAACGGAGCAGGAGCAGCTAAAAAGTTTGTTGCTCAAGCTATCGATTGGTTAGACAGATACGATCAAGTAGTCTTCTGCTTTGATATGGATGATGTGGGTAGGAAGGGAGCAGCAGAATGTGCAGCACTCTTAACACCAGGTAAAGCACACATCGCAGAGCTACCACTTAAAGACGCTAACGACATGCTTGTTGCGAACCGCAGTAAAGAGTTAGTGCAGTGTTTGTTTGACGCTCGTGAGTACAGACCGGACGGCATCGTAAATGGTAAGGAGTTGTGGGATGTTATCTCTCACAAGGAGGAACACAAAAGCAAACCGTATCCGTTTATCGGGTTGAACAGTATCACTCACGGTATGAGACTAGGAGAGTTAGTAACTGTTACTGCTGGTAGTGGTATTGGTAAGAGTCTGTTCTGTCGTGAGATCGCACACCATCTGTTAGGGTTGGGCGAGACTGTTGGTTACATAGCTCTTGAAGAATCCGTCAGACGCACAGCACTTGGTATCCTTGGTATCCACATGAACAAACCACTACACCTAGATGATGATATGTTAGATGAGAAGGAACTGAAACCTGCGTTCGATAGGACAG